TCAAGAAAATAATTTTCTGACACGTTGACCTTGCTCTTTTTTATGTTCATCAAGTAAGTGAGAGTAGGTGTCTAAAGTTATAGATATATTATAATGGCCTAATCTTTTGCTAATATATTCAATAGGTATACCTTTAGAAAGTAGGAAAGATGTATGCGTGTGTCTTAATGAATAAGGTGTTATTTTAGTATCATTTAGTCCTATTTGACTCTTAGCATGGTTAAATGACTTTTTAACGGCATTATGACTCAATTTAAACAACTTATTATCTGTACGTTTTGGTAATTTTGATAATTTAGCTTTAATATGTTGTATATCCTTTTTTGGTACCTCCACAAGTCTGTCCGCGTTAACTGTTTTTGTTCCACGAAGATGTATTGTACCCTCTTTTTCGTTTAGATCGATAGGCAACATATTAATTACATCGCTGTATCTTGCACCAGTGATAGCTAGGATGAATAAAAAAATATAACTCGATTCGTCTCTAGATTTAAAGTATTCTATCAATTGCAAGTATTGTTCTATGGTGATGAATTTAGAGTGTTCGTCTTTTGATTTTTTTGTACCACGAATATCTATTTGATAGCTAGGGTCTTTCTTTAAATAGCCCTCATATACTGCATCTCTGAAGCATTGTGATAAACAACTGTTTAATTTACGAACCGTTTCATTAGTACGACCTCGACCGAATTCGTTCAAAAACTTTTGATACTCCGAACGTTTGATGTTTTTTATTAAAAAATCACTCCCGAAATATTCGTTAAATAATTTTAATGAACGTTGATACCAATAGAATTGTTGTGAAGCGACATGTTTCTTATTTTTTGAATCTAACCAATCATTGTAATATTCTTCAAACTTTTTATTTTCATCTAAATTATTTCCATCATCCAAATCTCTAAGCAGTTGTTGAGCAGCGTTGGTTGCCTCTGCTTTAGTTTTGAATCCCGACTTTCTTTTCTTTCCTGATTTGAAAGACGGATGTTTTACGTCGTACTGCCAAGATGCTGTTGCTTTATTCTTCCTTTTTGTAATTGTAAATGACGCCATTTTACTTTTCCTCCTCAAAATTGGCAAAAAATAATAAGGGTAGGCGAGACTACCCGAAATTTTATTGTTGAATCACTTCACTATTTTGACGTTTGAAATTGTCAAAATCATTTTGTGCTTTCTTCCATGAATTATAGTCTTGTCCGTCTTGTACTGCCCATGAACCACCTATGCCGGCAGTATGTCCACCATTCTGACGTTTGTTTTCTTCTGTTGCTCTTTTAGCTTCTTGATAAGCGTTATAAGATGTGTCGCTTGAAAACTCATCTTTTACTGGCGCATTGTTCTTTTTATTAGAAGTGGGATTATTTTGTGTTTGATTTTTATTTGAATTAGAAGCACTTTGCTTATTTTCATCACTTTGTTCTTCGGCACTCGAAACTTTATCACTATCATCTTGTGATTCTTCTTTAGTAGTAGGATTGTCGAAATCTTCCATAACTGAATAATCTACTGTTTTTAATTTACTGATATCAATTTTTTTAGTACCTAATTTTTTGTCTTCACTACCTTTTGTAGCGTGCAAAGTAACTTCATTGTCATTTTGGAGTTGGTAAGTTACAAGACCTTTAGCGGTTCCGCCTTTTTTAATTTTATCGAAACTATGTTTGTTCCATTCTCCAAGTTTGCCAGTGTTTGGCGTAATATCCATTTCTAATTTATTAACGGTATCTTTACTATCTTGAGTAGCACTCATAGATGCAATCCAAACATTAGTTGAAGTTATTTTGTCGTCATCAACTTTACTTTTAACCTCATATTTAAATGCGATAAGCTTCTTTTTACTCTTTTTGTTATCCTTATCATTAATTAAAAATACATCTTTAATTTTTAAAACTGCTTGATCTAAAACTAATGTGTCGTTTTTAAATTGCGCTTTATTTTCATCTACAGAAGTTTTTGAGTCATTACTTTCTTTTTTGTTTCCATCACTACCACATGCGCCTAACACCAACGTACTTGCTAATAGTAAACCTAATAATCTTTTCATTTTTCATTTCTCCTTTGTTTATATTTCCTTATATTTAAAAACTCTCAATGGCTCAAATGTAATAGAATACTCGCCATAGTGAGTTCCAATACCATATATCTTTTTGTATTGTTCTATTGCTTCTAATATGTATTCTTCGCTTAATTGTAGATACTCAGACAACTCATACAAGTTACGTACGCCATAATTATAAGCTTCTACAATTTCGCGTAATGGAACAGCTGAGATAAAGCCGTGTCTACGTGCGTAATTTTCGAACTTGCGATTGTTGAAATTCGACTGATCTAAAATGTTGCCATACGTCAACTTATGGTGGGCAAGTTCTTCATATAATACTTCTAATTTGTTCCTTTCGGATAGGGAAGGTCTAATAAAAATTTCTCCTTCTTGATACCAACCATCGAATCCTCGAGGTACTCTTTGTGTTTCTTTCACTTCAACTTCACATTTCATAAGCAATTCTTCGTATTTTCCCATGCGCCAAACCCCTTTGTTGTCTTATTTCTTTCTATCTCTAACCCATTGCATAAAGTTTTCGATTTCTTCCCATTCTTCGGGAGTAAATTCATCTTTATTTGCATGACCGGCTATAGTTTCTTGATGAATACTTCTTTCTTCTGTAATTCTCGATTTAGGTACATTAAAGTAATCTGCTAATTGTTGGACTTTTGATATTCTAGGATATTTAAGTTCTTTAAGCCAGTTAGAGATTGTTGATTGACTTACCCCGATTGCTTCAGACAATTCTACTTGAGTAATGTTGTTCTCTTTCATAAGTTGTTCTAAGTTCTCTGATAAAATTTTTCTAGCACTCTTATATTCCATAATTTTCTCCTTTAGTATTACTTAATGTAATACTAATTTACCATAAGTAATATCACTTTTCAATACAAAATATTACTTTTTTGAAATAAATATCACTTTAGGTGTTGACATATTACTTTAAGTGATAGTATAGTTGTAAATGTCAACGGGAGGTGATACGAAATGCCAGAAAAATTTAAAGAGTTCTCTGTAAAGGTCTGGAGAACTAATTCGAATATGACACAACAAGATGTCGCTGATAAATTAGGCGTTACTAAACAATCTGTAATAAGATGGGAAAAAGATGACGCAGAATTAAAAGGCTTACAATTGTATGCTTTAGCCAAATTATTCAACACAGAAGTTGATTATATAAAGGCTAAAAAAATTTAATATTAATATCACTTTAAGTGATAAAGGAGGAAGCTGAAATGCAAGAATTACAAACATTTAATTTTGAAGAATTACCAGTAAGAACATTAGAGGTTGACGGAGAACCATATTTTATAGGAAAAGATGTTGCTGACATTTTAGGATACGCAAACGGACGAGATGCTTTGTCAAAACATGTTGATGCAGAAGATAAGCTGACGTCGCAAATCGCGACGGCAGGTCAAAACAGAAATGTAACGATCATCAACGAATCAGGATTATACAGTTTAATCTTTTCTAGCAAATTAGAAAATGCGAAGCGGTTCAAACGCTGGGTAACTTCGGAAGTTTTACCAACGTTAAGAAAAACCGGAGCGTACCAAGTACCTAGCGACCCGATGCAAGCATTGAGATTAATGTTTGAAGCTACAGAACAAACAAAACAAGAAATTAAAAATGTGAAAGATGATGTTATCGATTTGAAAGAAAATCAAAAACTGGATGCAGGAGACTACAATTTCTTAACTAGAACTATCAATCAAAGAGTAGCACATATCCAAAGGCTACATGCGATAACGAATCAAAAACAACGTAGCGAATTATTCAGGGATATTAATTCAGAAGTGAAAAAGATGACTGGCGCGAGTTCAAGAACGAACGTAAGACAAAAACATTTCGACGATGTAATTGAAATGATTGCTAATTGGTTCCCGTCACAAGCTACTTTATACAGAATCAAGCAAATTGAAATGAAATTTTAAAACGAAATATAGGAGAGGCTGAATATGGAATACATCGGATATGCAGACGCAAATGCGTTTGTAAAAATAAGTGGCATTTCAAAAGATGATCTAGAGAAAAAAGTCTACTCGAACAAAGAGTTTCAAAAAGAATGCATGTACAGATTTGGTCGAGGACAAAAGCGTTATATAAAAATTGACAAAGCTATTCAATTTATCGGTACCAATTTAATGATTAATGAATACGAATTATAGGAGGAATTATCAAATGAGTAAAACTTATAAAAGCTACCTAGTAGCAGTACTGTGCTTTACAGTCTTAGCAATTGTACTTATGCCGTTTCTATACTTCACTACTGCATGGTCGATTGCGGGATTCGCAAGTATCGCAACATTCATATTTTATAAGGAATACTTTTATGAAGAATAAAAAAACTGCCACTTGCGACAACAAGTAACAGTGACAAACATTTATCAAAATATACAACTTAATTAAATCAAAATATACGGAGGTAGTCAACTATGGCTGAAAATATTAAAACAGAACAACATTATTACACTAAAGATTTCTCAGGATACAGAAATGAAGAAGATAATTTTGTAGCAAATCAAGAATTGACAGTAACAATCACATTGAACGAGTACAGAAAACTTATTGAAATAAAGGCTGTTAAAGATAAAGAAGAAGATACTTACAGAGGTAAGTATTTTGCGGAAGAAAGAAAAAACGAAAAATTGGAAAAAGAAAATATAAAACTGAAAAACAAAATTTATGAATTACAAAACGAAGAAGATAATGAGGAGTGCGAAGAGGAGTACGAAGAATACAAGGAGGACTAAAAGAATGTATTACAAAGCGGGTGAGATAAAAAATAAAATTATAAACTTTAACGGGTTCGAATTTAAAGTGTCTGCGATGAAGAGACATGACGGTGTCAGTATACAAGTTAAGGATATGAATAATGTTCCACTTAAATCATTTCATGTCGTAGATTTAAGCGAACTATATATTGCAATGGATGCAATGCATGACGTTGTAAACGAATGGATTAAAGAAAATACAGATGATTACGACAGACTAATTAACTTAGTCATGAGATGGTAGGAGGCATGAAAAATGAATGAATTACAAGAGAGAGAGCTAGAAACATTTGAACAAGACGACCGGTTCAAAGTAACTGATCTAGACAGTGCTAACTGGGTTTTTAAGAAACTGGATGCAATCACAACTAAAGAGAACGAAATCAACGAGTTAGCAAATAAAGAAATTGAACGCATAAACGAATGGAAAGATAAAGAAGTAGAAAAATTACAGAGTGGCAAAGAATATTTACAAAGCCTTGTAATTGAATATTTCAGAATACAAAAAGAACAAGATAGCAAATTCAAGTTGAACACACCTTACGGAAAAGTGACAGCCAGAAAAGGTTCAAAAGTCATTCAAGTTAGCAATGAGCAAGAAGTCATTAAACAACTTGAGCAACGAGGTTTTGACAACTATGTAAAAGTAACCAAAAAACTTAGCCAATCAGACATTAAGAAAGATTTCAATGTAACTGAAAACGGCACATTAATTGACGCAAACGGCGAAGTTTTAGAGGGTGCTAGCATCGTTGAGAAACCAACGTCATACACGGTAAAGGTGGGAGAATAGATGGCTGAACAACTTAATTTATACCAAAAAATAGCAGATGTTAAAGCGAATATTGCGGGCTTCACAAAAGATACTAAGGGATATAACTTTTCGTATGTTTCAGGATCTCAAATATTACACAGAATAAGAGAAAAGATGATTGAACATAATTTATTGTTAGTACCCAATACGTCAAACGAAAATTGGACGACACATACTTTTAAAAATAAAAAAGGTCAAGAAGTGACAGAATTCATAGTTGAAATGGATTTGAATTATACATGGATTAATGCTGATAAACCAGAAGAACAGTATGAAGTTAGTTATCATGCTTACGGTCAACAAAATGATATTTCACAAGCACATGGGACTGCGTTAACTTATGCTGAACGCTATTTCTTAATGAAATTTTTCAACATCCCAACTGATGAAGATGACGCAGACGCAAAACAAAAACAAGATAAATATTCAGCAGTAAGTCAAGAACTTAAAGACATACTAACTAAAGAAGCTAATGATTTTATAGCCATAGCTAAAGAAAGTGGATTCGCGGAAAAACACAAGGAACAAATTAACAAATTAGAAAAAATGAACGTCGAAGCACTGAACAAAAACCAAATCAATGTAACTAGACAACAGATAAAAAAATGGCTTGGAGGAATTGAATAATGAATACAGTAAATTTAATTGGGAACCTAGTGGCAGATCCAGAATTAAAAGGTCAAAACAACAACGTAGTTAACTTTGCAATCGCAGTACAGAGACCATTCAAAAATAAACAAACGAACGAATATGAAACAGACTTCATTCGTTGTGTTGCATTTGGTAAGACTGCTGAAATTATCGCTAATAACTTTAATAAAGGTAATAAAATTGGTGTTACTGGTTCAATACAAACCGGTAGTTATGAAAATAATCAAGGACAGAAAGTGTTTACTACAGACATCGCAGTAAACAATATAACTTTCATTGAACGTAAAAATAACGGTCAATCTAACAACCAACAACAAAACAGACAAACTCAAACTGGTAATAATCCTTTTGATAATACCACTGCGATTACTGATGATGACTTACCGTTCTGATTGGAATGATTAAATGCCAAAAATTACTAGTTATATCACTCAAGACGATGGCACAACAACAGTTGTCATTTCGGGTGTCGAATTAGGCAATAAAGAAACATTACTACTTGATAACGGATTTGATGTGGAAGTCGATGTAAGCGTCATAGATCCGTTTCAAATTACCGGCAAGCAACGACGAAAAATATTCGCGCTTGTCAAAGACATAGAAGAACATACAGGTCAACCAATGGACTATATGCGACATATGTTCATCGAGTTTGTAAGAACGTACTATGGCTATGATGAACGTATTTCACTAAGTAATTGTACAAGAACACAAGCAAGCCAAATCATCGAAGTAACGCTTGACTGGACGTTCCACAATGACATACCACTTAGCTACAAAACGAGTGACTTACTTAAACAAGACAAAGCGTACTTATACTGGTCGACAGTTAATCGTCATTGCATTATATGCCAAAAACCTCACGCTGATTTGGCGCATTACGAGGCAGTAGGCAGAGGTATGAACAGAAACAAGATGAACCACTATGACAAACATGTATTAGCGTTATGTCGCGAACATCATAACGAGCAACATGCGATTGGCGTTAAGTCATTTGATGATAAATATCACTTGCATGACTCGTGGATTTCAGTAGATGAACGCTTAAACAAAATGCTGAAAGGAGAAAACAATGGGAGAAGTATCGTGGATAAAACTTAAAGTTGGCATGTTTGATGACAGCAAAATCAAATATATCGAAGCTTTACCGGAAAGAGATACGATCATAACTATTTGGGTTAAGTTGCTAACTTTATCAGGAAAGTACAACGAACAAGGTTATATTATGCTATCCGAAAACTTGCCGTACAACGAAGAAATGTTAGCAAATGAATTTAATAGACCTATTAACTCAATAAGGTTAGCAATTCAAACTTTTGAGACATTGGGTATGATTGAAAAAGTTAATGGTGTCATAAAAGTGACAAACTGGGAGAAGCATCAAAGCTTAGATAGCAAAGCTAAGCATAAAGAAAAAAATAAATTGCGACAACAACGCTATCGTGAGAAACAGAAAAAGTTACTAGAAGCAAAACGTAACGTTACCGTAACGTTACGTAACGATACAGAAGAAGAAGAAGAAAGAGAAGAAGAAAAAGAAGAAGAATATAAGAATAAAGAAGAAGAAAGAGAAGCCGTCTTCTCATCTTCAATAAAATATATAATTGCAAATTTAGATGATAAGTTAACACCTAATCAAATGGAACAATTAGGGTTTGCTATTGATGATATAGGTACAAACGCTTTTGAAGTTGTAAAAGCAGGTGTTGAGTACACTAAAAGCAAAAGTGCGCATGGTGGCTATTTAATTAAAGTTTTAAACAACTGGGCTAAAGAGAATGTCAAAACAAAAGAAGATGCAGAAAATAAAATAGCGCCTAGAAAAAATGCTACTGATGATGTCATTGCACAAATGGAAAAAGAATTGAGTGATGACTAATGCCGATGAGCAAAACACAAGCATTAGAAATTATTAAAAAAGTTAGGTACGTATACAACATTGATTTTGATAAACCGAAGTTAGAAATGTGGATTGATGTATTAAGTCAAAATGGAGATTATCAACCAACTGTAAAAGCGGTAGATGTTTATATCAATAGTAACAATCCGTACCCGCCTAACTTACCAGCAATCATGCGTAAGGAACCTAAAAAAGTATCTATCGAGCCGGTAGATAACGAAACCGCTACACACCAATGGAAAATGCAGAATGACCCCGAATATGTCAGACAAAGAAAAATAGCGCTAGATAACTTCATGAATAAGTTGGCAGAATTTGGGGGCGATAACGAATGAATTACGGACAATTTGAAATTGAAAGCACAATAATCGCTACGCTACTTAAACAACCGGACGTATTAGAAAAGATAAGAGTTAAAGATTACATGTTTACGAACGAAAAGTTTAAAACCTTTTTCAATTATGTAATGGACGTCGGAAAGATAGATCATCAAGAAATCTATTTAAAAGCAACTAAAGATAAAGAATTTTTAGATGCAGATACTATAACTAAACTTTATAACTCCGATTTCATTGGATACGGTTTCTTTGAACGTTATCAACAAGAATTATTGGAAAGTTATCAACTCAACAAAGCTAACGAATTGGTAACTGAGTTCAAACAACAACCTACGAATCAAAACTTTAACAACTTGATTGATGAACTCAAGGATTTAAAAACGATTACTAACAAAAAAGAAGATGGAACCAAGAAGTTTGTTGAGGAGTTTGTCGAAGAGTTATACAGCGATAGCCCTAAGAAGCAAATTAAGACGGGTTACAAGCTAATGGATTACAAAATAGGGGGATTGGAGCCATCACAATTAATCGTCATCGCAGCGCGTCCCTCAGTGGGTAAGACAGGTTTTGCATTAAACATGATGCTGAACATAGCACAAAATGGATATAAAACATCTTTCTTTAGTCTCGAAACAACTGGCACATCAGTATTGAAACGTATGTTATCAACAATTACTGGTATTGAGTTAACCAAGATAAAAGAAATCAGGAACTTAACGCCGGATGACTTAACAAAGTTAACGAATGCGATGGATAAAATCATGAAATTAGGTATTGATATTTCTGACAAAAGTAATATCACACCGCAAGATATCCGAGCACAAGCGATGAGACATTCAGACGAGCAACAAGTTATTTTTATAGATTATCTTCAACTGATGGATACTGATGCGAAAGTTGATAGACGTGTAGCAGTAGAAAAGATGTCACGCGACTTAAAGATAATCGCTAACGAGACAGGCGCAATCATTGTGCTGCTTTCACAACTGAATCGTGGTGTCGAGTCTAGGCAGGATAAACGACCAATGCTATCAGACATGAAAGAATCAGGCGGAATAGAAGCAGATGCGAGCTTAGCAATGCTACTTTACCGTGATGATTATTATAACCGTGACGAAGATGACAGTATCACAGGCAAATCTATTGTTGAATGTAACATAGCCAAAAACAAAGACGGCGAAACTGGAATAATTGAATTTGAGTATTACAAGAAGACGCAGAGGTTTTTCACATGAACATCATGCAATTCAAAAGCTTATTGAGATCGATGTATGAAGAGACAAAGCAAAACGACCCGATTGTAGCAAATGTATATATCGAGACTGGTTGGGCAGTCAACAGATTGTTAGACAATAACGAGTTATCGCCTTTCGATGATTACGACAGAGTTGAAGAGAAAATTATGAATGAAATCAATTGGAAGAAAACGCACATTAAGGAGTGTTAAAAATGCCGAAAGAAAAATATTACTTATACCGAGAAGATGGCACAGAAGATATTAAGGTCATCAAGTATAAAGACAACGTAAATGAAGTTTATTCGCTCACAGGAGCTCATTTCAGCGACGAAAAGAAAATTATGACTGATAGTGACCTAAAACGATTCAAAGGCGCTCACGGGCTTCTATATGAGCAAGAGCTAGGATTACAAGCAACGATATTTGATATTTAGAGGTGGCACAGTGAGTAAATACAACGCTAAGAAAGTTGAGTACAAAGGAATTGTATTTGATAGCAAAGTAGAATGTGAATATTACCAATATTTAGAAAATAATATGAATGGCACTAACTATGACCATATAGAAATACAACCGAAATTCGAACTACAACCTAAATTTGGGAAGCAAAGACCGATTACGTATATAGCCGATTTCTCTTTGTGGAAGGAAGGGAAACTGGTTGAAGTTATAGACGTTAAAGGTAAGGCGACTGAAGTTGCCAACATCAAAGCGAAGATATTCAGATATCAGTATAGAGATGTGAATTTAACGTGGATATGTAAAGCACCTAAGTACACAGGCAAAACATGGATTACTTACGAGGAATTAATTAAAGCAAGACGAGAACGCAAAAGAGAAATGAAGTGATCTAATGCAACAACAAGCATATATAAACGCAACGATTGATATAAGAATACCTACAGAAGTTGAATATAAGCATTTTGGTGATGTGGATAAAGAAAAAGAAACGCTGGCAGATTACTTATATAACAATCCTAACGAAATACTAGAGTATGACAATTTAAAAATTAGAAATGTAAATGTAGAGGTGGAATAAATGGCGAAAACAGCAAGAATTGTAAGGATACACGATAAACCTTATAGGTTCAGTAAATTTGAAATGGAATTAATTGAAAGTCACGGTATAACACCTGGAATGGTTTCTAAGAGAGTAAAAGACGGTTGGGAACTACATGAAGCAATGGACGCACCAGAAGGCATGCGTTTAAGCGAGTACAGAGAAAAGAAAACAATAGAAAGACTGGAACAAGCTAGACTCGAACGCAAATTGGAAAGAGAGCGAAAGAAAGAGGCTGAGCTAAGAAGAAAGAAACCACATTTGTTTAATGTACCACAGAAACATTCACGTGATCCGTACTGGTTCGATGTCACTTATAACCAAATGTTCAAGAAGTGGAGTGAAGCATAATGAGCATAATAAGTAACAGAAAAGTAGAAATGAACAAAACGCAAGGCAATGTTAAGCAACCGGCGCATTACACATACGGCGATATTGAAATTATAGACTTCATCGAACAAGTTACGGCGCAGTACCCACCACAATTAGCATTCGCAATAGGTAATGCAATCAAATACTTGTCTAGAGCACCGTTAAAGAATGGTCATGAGGATTTAGCAAAGGCGAAGTTTTACGTCGATAGAGCGTTTGACTTGTGGGAGGGGTAACGATGGCAACCCAAAAACAAGTTGAATATGTGATGTCATTACAGGAGCAATTGGAATTAGAAGACTTCGAAAAATATACAGACGAACAAGTTAAAGCAATGAGTCATAAAGAAGTTAGCAATGTGATTGAAAACTATAAGGCAAGCATAAGGAATGAAGAGCTATATGACGAATGCATGTCGTTTGGTCTGCCTAATTGTTAAAAGGAGTGACGACCATGACAGATAGCACACGTAAAGAATACTTAAACCAATTTTTCAGCTCTAAGAGATATCTGTATCAGGATAACGAACGAGTGGCTCATATCCATGTAGTGAATGACATTTATTATTTTCATGGGCATATCGTACCAGGTTGGCAAGGCGTGAAAAAGACATTTGATACAGCTGAAGAGCTCGAAACATATATAAAGCAACATGGTTTGGAATATGAGGAACAGAAGCAACTAACTTTATTTTAGAGGAGATGGAAATGATGAAAATCAAAGTTAAAAAAGAAATGAGATTAGACGAATTAATTAAGTGGGCGCGAGAAAATCCAGAACTATCACGGGGCAAAAATTTTTTTGCAAAAAGTCATGAAATTGAAGATGTTTGTTTTACAAATGGTACAAACAAACTTTTCACTATGGTTTCTGCCCCAGTTGATATCCCTTACGTAGTTGAGGTTGAAGAAGAAGTAACCGAAGAAACTAAGTTTGATAGGTTGCTTAAAGTGTTCGAGCCTATAGAAGGATACTATAGCTCTATATTATATGCGAACGCTAGTATAAAAGAATGTTTATATGGCAGATGTGTGTCTGCTAAAGCATTCTATATCTTAAACGACGACCTAACTATGACGTTAATCTGGAAAGATGGGGAGTTGGTAGAATGAACTATGATACAGGGTTCCAACTAAGCGTAATGGACGCTAGGTTGAAGAAGATGAGAAAACAACGTGATGAGCTTATTGGGGATATAGCGAAGTTACGAAAACGTAACAAAGAACTGGAACAGAAAGCAAGCGCATGGGATAGGTATTGTAAGAGCGTTGAAAAAGATTTAATAAACGAATTCGGCAACGATGATGAAAGAGTTAAATTTGGAATGGAATTAAACAATAAAATTTTTATGGAGGAAGACACTAATGAATAACCGCGAACAAATTGAACAATCAATTATCAGTGCTAGTGTCTATAACGGCAATGACACAGAGGGATTGCTAAAAGAGATTGAGGACGTGTATAAGAAAGCGCGAGCATTTGATGAAATACTTGAGGGTTTACCTAATGCTATGCAAGATGCACTCAAAGAAGATATTGGTCTTGATGAAGCAGTAGGGATTATGACGGGGCAAGTGGTCTATAAATATGAGGAGGAGCAGGAAAATGAGTATTAG